CTACTAACTGTCTAGATAATTGTGCATATATTCTAGACTCTAAATTTCTTATAAATCTTGCAAGTGTTGTATTCTCTTTGTCTCTTTCTATCTGGTCTTGAAGTGCCTTAATCTCTGCTTTCAATGCTTCCTTTCTGTTAAACTCTTGGTTTTGGATTGTAAGATAGTGTGATGATGTACCAATACCACTAAAGCTAGGACTTTTAAATTTAAATACTATTTCGTCTGCAAAGAGTTTAGAGTTACCCCAGAAAGCTAACAACATAAATCCAAATACTAATACTTGTACTATAGAAGCTACAGTAATCTGTTTCATTGGATGTACTTTTTCTAAATCATTTAAGTTCATAACTGTTCTAATACACTTATTATAAATAAAAATATAAAGATACTTATAATAGGTAATTCTAATTTAATCTTTTCTTTTATCATCTCTTCTAGCTTTTGAAATTTTAGCAGTATCAATTAACTGTGGCACTCCTAGTATTGTTTTAATCATAGTATCTTGTCTTATGATTTCATTATCAAGACTTCTTACTCTGTCTATCAATGCAACAAGTATGCCATGTTGTGTATCTAACTTTACACCTAGTCTCTCTTCTATAGCTGCTATCTGTGCTTCTACTTTTGCATCAACAGTATCTAGCTTTGCTTCCATACCATCAACAATACGTATGACTAACTTATAAATAAACCAACCAAGACCTATTGCTGCTGCTATAGGAAATCCAACTTCTTGAATAAAGACTACTACTTGTTCCATTAGTCTTTAGAAGTGTGTGAAGCTCCAAAGTAAAAAGATATAACAGCACTTGCTAAACCACCAAGATAACCTAGTACTAAGTTTATAAGAGCTTCAGAGTTCTGCTCTGGTGGTTGTAAAGTAACTAAGAATATATATCCTAAGAATCCACCTACTGTAGCTATACCCATAATACGTGCAGTCCAATCTTTACTAAAGTTCTTTCTAGCATCTTGAGCATCTAGTGTTTCTAACTTAAACACATCTACTTCTAACTCTTTCATTTGAACTTCAAAAGCTTGTTCAGCTTTTTTAAGTTCTAGCATTTGTTCAGGGGTAGCTTCTGCTACAGCTTTCTCTATAGCTTTAGGTGTATTAGGTACTCCCAATACATCAGCTATCATGTTTGCTGCCATTCCTCCCATTGGTCCACCCAAGGCAGTACCTAATGTAGGTGCAACAGCTCCAACTATGTTTTTTAATACGTTCTTCATTTCAGGCTCCTAATACCATTTTTTGTAATTCAATACTTCTTCTACCTACCTGTTTAAACCAACGACTATCTTCCATTTCTGCAGCCATCTTCGCCCAATCATGTTCTCTACAAGCTTTCAACATGTTACGAAACTTTGAAAGTCTTGAACCTCCTAGGTTAAAACACATATTTACTAACACTCTCTGTATAACTTCTGGTAATTCGTTCCACTCTTCCTCGCTACCAAAGACATGTATAGCTTCCTTGTAATGCTTTTCAAAGTCATCCTCGTAATACATATCTACAACTTCTTGTGTGACAGGTGTGCCAACTTCCCAGTTATATTCAGGGTCGTTAGGTTGGCAAAGGTGTCCAACTCCTAAAGTTTTATAACCTAGACTATCCATATAAATTTCTAACACTTCGCCTTCGTGTCGTTTTATTTCAGCTTTGCAAAGTTCTATATCCATTTTATTCTTCCTCTTGAAAAACATTTTAATTTTTTACAAATAAAGAATCATATTCTTCTTTAGTAAATATATCTTTTATAGGTATATCAACTTTTACATTTACAGGAGAATATTCTTTTTCTAATTTTTTTGCAGTTTTTTCATCTGGTAATCTAAAAGCAGCATATCTTTCAGCAACAGGTCTTAAACTATTAAGATTACCTCTTAATATTTCTTTTGGTTTAATACTTTTAAATGATGATATATACTTAGCTCTATTAATAGGATTTAATATTCCTGCTTTTTCTTTGGTGTCTTTTAACAAACGAACTTCTGAGTTATTAAAATGTATATTGCTTCCTCTTTTATATTCTCTATCGGAATCAAAACCCCCACCGTATTTAAAATTAAAATCATAAACATCATTAATACTTGCAGTTGCATTTTCATAGTTATCTTTTTTAAAACTATAGGATGCATCTCCAAAAACATTTGTAAAATCTTTTACACTGCCATCGCTAGGTTTTGGCTCCATTCCCATTGCTATTTCAAATTCTGTAGCTTTTCTTTTAACTGGAGTATATCCAGTAATAAAAGGTTTTGTAAAATTATTTCCTTTTTTATTTTTTCTAATATATTGTGCATTACCCTCTTTATCAAATGTAAGTTTACCACTTTTTATATCATTAATTAAAGTTTGTTTAAAATGATTTTTAATATTATTATATTCTTTTTCAGTAAAATCTGATTTAGTAATTGGTTCTTTATTTTGTTTTATTACTTTATCAAAATATAATCTAGCCTCTGCCGGTACTTTTTCTTTAATAGCATCTATTATTTTTGAAAATAATACTCCTCCTCCAGTAGCAAAACCCAATCTATTCATTTGGTCTTCATATGTTAAACCGCCTAAATCATCGCTTTTTCTATCAGAAGGATTTTTTTTAGCATAAGGAACTGGGTAATCTTCTGAAACTTCTTCACCTTTAAAATATTGTTGTCTTACTATTCCGCCTGTTGAATAATATTGTCTATTATAAAACTCTTCATATGTACGAGTATATCTTCTATCTTTTGGTCTGTCTTTAATACCTAACCTATATCCAGTTTCTTTATCTATTTCTCTAGCTTTTGCAACAAGTTCATCATAAATATTTCCACCAAAGTAAGTGTCCATCATTCCTTTTGTACCTATTAAAGGAGTTTTTCTAGCTAATGTTTCTGTTAATCCATATCTTCCTAAAATTAATTGCATTATGTCTGACATAACTGGACCACCTAATCCTGCTGCAGATACATAAGGATTTTTTGTATACTCTATTGAATCACCATATCTTACACCATATTCAAGAGGTCCCATTAATCCTACTCTTTGAAAAGCTTTAACTACATCATCTTTTGAAAATCCTTCCTCAACTATTCTATCTTTATTTTCTTGATTAGACCTCCAATAGTTTGTAGCAAGAGCCATATTAGTAGCCATTAAAGCAAATGCACCTAGTTTAGCACCGTTTACTTTTGGATTTACAATAGTACTTCTTATATAGTTTTTTAATACTGTATTACTAAATACAGCAGGATATCTTAAAAACTGTGTAAAAATATCTACTTTAGGATTAGTCATAAAGACAGGTATTCTAGCTCTATCTCTACCTACTGGCATTATAACTTCATTTACAAATCTACCAGCTCCTTGTATTACAGACTTATAAAAGTCATCAGCGTATTCTATTTCTCCTGTTAGTACTCCTTCTTTTCTAGCAGGACCAAAAGATGTTTTAGCTCCATTATTTAACCATCTTAAACCATCTTGTATATCTATACCTAAATCAAATAGTTCACTTTTTAATTTTTGTACGTTTCTAACTTCAGACCTTGTTAGTTCTCTAGCAGCAGTTTCATTAAATATATCTATACCTTCTTTAGAAAGTTTGTCAAGTGATTCTAAGTTTTCTCTTATTAAACCTTTACCTATATTAAAAGAAGCTAACTGAACAGTTTTTGTCCAAGGTGTTAATATATTAAGTCTAAAAAATCCTCTACCTATTTTTTTAAGTATTTCGTTTTGTAATCCTTCACCAGTTAATCTATTTGTAGATTCTGCAAAAGCTTCATCCATTGCCATAAAAACTTGTTGCATTTCTTTTTGTATATCTGAATCAGACATTTTATGTTTTCTTCTAAGAAGAATAGGTATGTCTTGTACAAATATTTTATGACCTTCTTTTACACCCTTAAGTGCATCTTTAACAGGACCAGAAACAGAACCCCCTGTTTTAGTCAAAGGTATCATAGCTTCTGTCAATGATGAAACTGTAGCAAGTGGTAAATAAGCCATAGCATTTGCAAGTTTTGTTCCATCGTAAATGCCTTGTATTAAACCACTATCAAAATAATTTACTTGACCAGTTATAGATTCATATAACTTTATTATTTTAGCTTTATCTTTTCTACTAAGACCTCTGTTTTGACCCCTAGCTGCTCTAAGTTCTGCATCCATTGGGTCTAACCATCTTTCTGTAAATTGTGCTACATTTGATTTTTTACTTATTCCGGGAAGTAAGAAACTTTTTTTATGTTGAATAGTATTAGCTGCGTTCATATAATAATTAATAGCAGTATTCAAATCAGTAGTTAAAAATTCTTCAAATGCATTATCATCTAAATTTTTAAAAGCTCTTGATTGTGTTAATAAAATAGAATGAGAAGCAAATAATTCATTTCTTTTATTTAACATTTCATCAACAAGTCTTGATGCTTCAGCACCATCTTTTACAATTTTTTCACTTATTAATTTTTGTTCAAAAGCTGGTCTATTATCTTCTATAGCTTTTCTATTCCAACTTCTAGGAAAGTAATTAGCTAATCTTCTTTCTTCTGTTATTAGACCTGCATCAATAGCATCATCAAATATTTTACCAAAGAAAGATTCTAAATCTTTAGCAACTTGTTGTACTTCTTCACTATATTTATTAGGATTATCTCCTCTTAAAAGTCTTATTACTCCTAGCTCATCTGATTCTTTAAATGTCCCTGTTTTTCTAATAGGAGCAGTAGCTTCGTCAAATACTCTATGATATTCTGACCTAAGATTGTCAAGTTTTTCACCGTGACCAAGTTCTACTTTTTTTCTTGTTACTGTAGTAAAACCTCTACTAAAATCTTCTCTCATTAAATTACCAAGCTGTCTAGTAATTGGAGAAAATTTAGCTTTAGTATCTAGTATAGATGTTGGTGAACCAATAGTAACAGCTTTTGTTGCATCTGCAACTTCTAAAGTTTTATAAAATTTATCAGCTAAAGAACCTTCTTCAGTTTTTAAATACGAATCATCTGAATAAAGCCTATTCATTTTACTATAATATAAATTAGCTTTCTGTATTCCTCCACCAACAAGCCCACCAGTTAAAACACCAAGAGCAGTTGAGCCTACTAATTCAGGAGTAGAATATAGTTTTCTTAAATCTGTATTTAGTTCTGTTGTTTGTCTAAAATGGTTGTCAAGACCTAACCAAGCTCCTGCTTCAACTCCAGCAACTGTAGCAGCTTTTTTTACAGTTTGTGTTCCTTGAGATTTTAAAGCTCCTGCTGCAAGTTGTGTAGGTCCTACAAAATTTTTAGCAACTTGTAATCCTGTGGTAGCTAATCCTTGCCTAGCAGCTAATGAAGTTCCACCTGTAAAAGGAGCAGCAAATGCTGCAACTATTAAAGTTGGGTCAGTTATAATATCAATACCAGCATCTTTGACTAAACCAGCAAATTGTTTAAGACTACCTAAATCTGCATTATCAAACTCACGTCTTAAATAAGCATAGTCTTGTTTTTGTTGGTCAGTAAATTTACCACTTTGCATGGCTCGACTCATACCAGATGCTAAATTAAAATCTGAATCTCTTAAGTATTCAAATACATCATCAGATTTTTCACCAACAGATTCTAAAAATCTTTCAGAGACTTCTAAAAATTTTTCATCTTTTTCTAAATCGTCTAAAGTTTTCTTCTTACCATAAGAAAAAGAACCAAACGTAGGTTGTTGAAAAATGTCGTATTTCATTTATGAGAGTATATTATTTTTTAAGTTTTCAAAAAGTTTATCTATAGTTTCATCATCTTTTAAAATATTAAAATCATTATCTTTATTCATAAACATTCCTGAAACTAAACCACTAGCTTTAAAACTGCTTATATTTTCTTCATTCATTAATTTTTGTTCCATAGCTTTTTTAGCTTTTGAACGTAAACTTTTTATACCACCTTCATATCCTAAACCTTGAACTCTAAAAGGAGTTAAGCTTATATTATTATCTAAACCTAAATAATTATAAAGGTCTTCTCCATTTATAGTTGCTAAATATCCTAAATCATCCATAGATAAATTTGATAAATCTAACTTATCTACACTATCTTCCCAATTAGTAAGGTAAGTAAGTTTTCTACCAGAATGTGTTTTAATAACACCTTTTTCTTTGTACATTTCTGTAATATTAGGTTTTGGAACAATTATTTTTTTTCCTGATTCTTCTTCTTCTAAATTAGTATCTTTAAAAGCGTTATTAACTTTATTAGTTAATTCTAAAATTTCATCTTCTTCTAATTCAAGAGAAGGATTGTTTATATTTGCAATAAAAGAATCTCTAACTATTTGTAGTTTTTCTTCATTAGTATTAATATTAGTTAGTTCTTCTACTATTTCTGGTAATTCATCAATTAATGAAATATCAAAACCTTTTATTCCCATAGTGTCTGCTTTAGTCATTCTAATTTCATTAGGGCTATTGTGAACAAAAGTATTTCTTAAAACAAAATCTATAGAAGCTTCTTGAAGGTCAACTTCTGTATATTTATCACTCCAGTTTGGATTATTTTGTTTATAATAATTTAAAGCATGAGCTGAATTAGAAGCTAAAGTTGCTAGAGCATCATTATCACTTAATAAGCTTTTATATTGTTTTGCATTTGGTTTTAATTTTAGTCTAATTCTTTGAACATTATTTAATTTATCTTGCTCAGTAGGTTTAAAATCTTGATTAGTTTCTAAAATATCTTTATACATAACAGCTAAACCTGAACTCATTTTTTCATCGCCTTCTTTATCATAAGCATCCATAAGTTGAAACAATTTAAATGGATTATCTTTAATAAAAGAATCTTTATCTTCTGTTTCCTCAAAAGCATCTATTAAAGCTCTACCGTTAGCTATTTTAATTCCTTCTTTTGTTAAATATCCTTCTGTATCTATATCTCCTTGAACTAATTGCATATAAGCTGTTTGACCAATTTGTTGTACATTTAACGAAGGATTTTTTTCCATAACATCATTAATAATTTCCACATAAAATTTATCATCAAGATTTTTATAATTTTCGTTTTGAGCAACTACTTCTTTTAACCTAGGTATAACACTATAATACACTTCTGATAAATCTTTTGGTTTAGGCTTAAACACTAAAGGTTCATATAGTTTTTCTACTTTAACTTGTTTTTCAATAGAATCTCTAAAAGTTGTTCTATTTTTTTTAGCTTGAATTAAAGCATCTTGTAAATCTAATAACTCTGTATTAGTAGTAACTAAATCTCCTCTAACATCTATACCCGCTTCTTGTAATTTTTTAAGTCTTTCAGGGTCTTCTTGTCTTTTAAATATTCTATTCCATGCAGCTCTTATTAAACCTTTTTTAGTTGGGTCATCTTCTACTAAAGCTAATGCAGCTTTATATTCTTCTGCAGCTCTTTGATTAAATTTTTCAAAAGTTTTAGTAGTTGCACGAGGGTCAAGTTTTAAACTTTCCATTCTATTTATTAATTTTTCTCTTTCAGCATTATAAGCTGCATACATACTTTTTCTTAAATTTTCATCAGGTTGATTATCTACATCAGCCCACTTTACTCTTGCAGTTACAGCTTCATCTGTATTATCTATTATTTTAGCAACTTCTTCATTTAAAAATGTTTCTTTATTATCATTATATTTTTTAAGTAAAGCACGTTCATCTTTATAAGCTTCAAACTCTGATTCATTTAAATTAAATATTTCTTTATACTTTGCATTAACATCATTAACACCATCAATAATACTTTGTTTTTGTTGATTTTGTAAAGCTCCAAAAGTTGCCATAATAGTAGAAGCTAATAAAGCTCTTTTAGCTTCTTTCTTATCTTCTTTTCTTCTACCAGCTAATAACGAACCAGCTAATTGTCCATATGCTTGACTACTACCTTTAAAATAATCTTCTATAGCCATTACTCTTCTCCTTTACTTAATAAACTTTTTATTTCTGGACCTTTTTCTTTTACTTGTGCTAATATACTTTCAGGAACTACATTAGTATCAATTTTAGAAGTTTCTATATTTTTAGTAGCTCCTTTTTTAATATCTGTTAATGCATTTCTAAATTCATTTACTCTATTATCAAATTCTTCTTGGTCATCTTCTTCATCAAACTCATCTAAGTCATTACCTTCTATATTATATTTAATGTTAGCTTCTTCACCTATAGCCATAATAGTATACATAACTGGTTCAGCTAACATCATCATAACATCAGGGTTTATTTTACCTTCGTTAAACTTTGCATATAAAATAGCAGTTCCTAAATCTGCTACTGCTGCACCTTGAGCTAAAGCAGAAACAATATTTTTTATAGCTTCAGGTTGCATTAAAGAACCTACAATATCATCTAAAGCTTCTCTAGGATTTGTAAATTCTGGTGGAGTTTCCCAAGGATAAGGATTATCTGTATCTCTTGTTAAACTTTGTCCCGGTATAGGCGTACCTCTATTTGACAAGCTTACAAGCTCATCTAAATTTTCTTGACTAAACTTAGCTTCACCTCTTATTTTAGTACCTTTATCAGGTGCTATTTCATCTATAGTAAAACCTGCATCTAATCCATCTAGTACAGAAGAAGCGGCAGCTTCACTTAAACTAGAAGATATAACAGGATTAGGTTGTCTTTTAGGTGTACTCATTAAGCTACTCCGAATGTTTGTTGTCTAAATAATTCAGAACCGTATTGTGTACTTGGGTCTTGGTTACCATACATCATGTGTTGATATATACTGTCTGTATTAATTCCTTGTTGAGCTGCATAAACTTTTAAAGGGTCTAAATATTCTCCACCTTCATAAGCTGCACCAGACATTGAACCTTGTTGTTCAGGGTCTCCAGCTATGTATTGCCCTACTGCACCGCTAATTGCAGCACCTGCTACTTGTTTTCCCACAAAAACACCTGCTTCAGTAAGTTTAGGATGTCTAGCAAACCAACTTGCTTGTGGAGCAGCAGTAGCAGCAGAAGTTCCTAAAGCGTTAGGAACAGTAACTGCTAATTGTTGTGCTGCAGTTCCTCCAACTGTACCGACCATGCCAGTAGATGTAGCATATGAACCTGCTGTAGCAGCCGGAAGAGTGCCAGTAGTAGCAGCTAATTGTTGTGCTGCAGTTCCAGTAGTACTAGAAGCAGCAGAAGCTCCGGGAAGTGTGCTTGGTAAGTTTAAACCCCCTGCAGTACTAGCTTGAGCAGCAGCAGCAGGATTTGTGCTTAAACCAGCTACTTGTTGGCTTAAAACGTCTTTTCCTGCAGCAATTTGAGAAGTAGTAGCAGTTGTCGTACTAGCAGCAGGAGCTAAATTAATTCCTGTAACTGCTGAAACACCTGTACCAATTGCACTACCAAGAGCAGCAAAAGGTTTCATAACAGCTCCTACATTTAGACCAGCTACTGTAGCTCCGGTAACTGCTTGACTTGCACCAACCATCCAGCCTGTAAAACCACCAGCACCTGCAGTGGCTCCCATAGCACCAAGGGCTGCCCCTCCCGTGACTATGGCTGCAGCAGCAATTGCTAAAGCTTTAAGAACTTTACTAGAAGCTACTTTCTTAACTACTTTCTTAACTCCTTTTACTACTTTTTTAACTAATTTTTTTACAGCACCTGTAACTTTTTTAAATGCTTTTTTAATTTTACTAAATAATCCCATAATAAATTCCTAATTAACCTCCGAACAAGTCTCCAGTTATTGCACCTATTAATGCTTCAATACTTGAAATGCTTCCACCATATTTAGAAGGGTCTGAAGCTAATGCAGTATTTACAAGCTGTGCAATTCTGTTCTTTTCATTTTCACTATTTCTAAAATCATAATCTGCTTGGTCTCTTAACTCTTGCCATAAAAATGATTGAGCTGTTTGAGACATAGCAAATGCATTTTGTGCATTCTGTGCATTAATCTGATTTTGCATTGCAGTGTTTGCAGTATTCATATTTCTACGCCATTGAGTATTAGATTGTTCTACTACTGCTTGGTTTTGTGCATTCCACTGATTTCTTGCAAAATCTTGATTAGCATTAAATTGGTCTATTTGTGCTGCAAGTTGAGTATTAAACTTCTCAACATCAGCAGCTCTATTAGCATCTCTAGCTGCAGCAGCATTAGTTTGTGAATCATTAAACTGTCTCATAGCATTCATTTGAGCTACATTAGATTGTTCTATTTGTGCAGCTAAACTAGCCATAAACTGATTAGTTTGATTTTCACTAGCAGCATTAAATTGTTTAGCAGCATTAGTTGCAGCTTGGTCAGATAATAACCTTTGTTGCTCTTGTTGAGCTTTCATCATATTAGCTTGTTGCTCATTATTCATATTAGCCATATCCATAGCTAAGAAGTTTTGTGCATTTTGTACAGCTAATCTTTCTCTTGTAGATAAGTTTGCTAAGTCCATTGAAGCCATAGCTGTAGCATTTTGCATAATAGCTTGTTGTTCAGCATTCATATTAGTAATAGCTACTGTCTGCATAAACTTACTATTAGCTAATTCAACTTGTTGAGCTGCTGAAAACTTAGCCATGTCCATGTTAGCTTTAGTTGTAGCATTTTGTATAGCTGATTGTTGGTCAACATTAAGTTGAGCTATACCCATCTGTTGAGCTAACTGTGCTTGTAACTGATTAGTTTGCATAGTCTTATTCAGATTTGCAAGTTCTATTTTTTCAGCATTACTTAACTTTTCTGACTCAGCTAAGTTACGTGAAGATAAATTAGCAAGTCTCATTTGCTGGTCATTAGTTAAATTAGCAAGTTCCATTTGCTGTTTAAATCCAGCATTCTTAGCAAGGAAGTCAGCAGCAATTTGCATCTCTGCCATTTTCTCTTGATTTTCTGCAGATTGGTCTGCACCAGCTCTAGCAGCATCTATTTGAAGCTCTGTCATATTTAACTGTTGCTCATTACCAAGATTCTGCATTGCCATCTGTTGTTCATTTTGAGAACGTATAACAGCAGCTTGTTGTTGGTTTTGTAAGTTAGCTAATCTTGTTTGTTGTTGTTGTTCAGCAGTTGTCATTACAGCTTGTTGGTCAAACTGACTTTGCATAACTTTCATTTGCTGAGACATTTGAGCTGTTTGACTTTCAGCAGTTTGTCTATTAGCTAAATTTTGTAATCTTAATTGTTGTTGTTGTGTAGCTTGTTGTAAATTAGCTTGTTGTTCATTACTTAAGTTTTGAGCTGCTCTAGCTTGTAAAGCTTGTGCATTACTTTGTGCCATTGGTAAAGCACTTTGAACAATAGCATTAAATAATGAATCTCTACCTACTGTAGAAACACTCATACCTCTTCTAGCTAATCCAGCATTAACTGCATCAATAGCAGGTCTAGCCCACATAGGTATTTCACCATCTTCCATACCACCTAACAATGTTTCCATTTGTGAAGATACTAAAGCTTCTTGTGGTAATGCAGCAACTGCAGCTTGAACTTCTACAGGTTGTGTATCTATTTGAGCTTCAACTGTTGCAGGGTCTTGTACAACTGCAGCAGCTATATCTGGGGGTAAGTCTGCAGTTTGTGCTATCATATCTGCAGCAGCACTTTGAGCAGCTTTACCTTTTACAGGTCTTTGTTTAGCAGCAGTATAACCAACTGTATCATTAATAGCAGCAGCAACACCGGGAGGTGCTGGTTCACCTAATATGGTTTCACGTTCTGACCTTTCTGCATCTGGAGTAGGAGCAACTGTTGGGTCATCCCCGCTTACTTTTTTTACTAAATAATCGTTATCTGGTCCTAAAACATCGTCAATTGTTTGAGCTTGTGCAGCTTCAGCCTGTAACTCATCAACAGTTGCAAATTTAACACCTGCTGTTATTTCTCCGGGAGCTACATCTTCTATACGTCTTGCTTCTCTTTCTCTTGCAGCTTGAACATCTACATCTTTATCAGCTACAGTAGCTACATCTTTTATTCTACCAGCTTCTATATCTTGTCCAATAGTTTCATCAGCTTGTGCAGCTTGTGAAGTTGCTACAGCTTCTGGAGCTTGACCCCTAGCTTGTATATCAGTTCTAGCCCTAGTAACAGGGTCCATA